GATCAATCGCGTCCTCCTCCTCCTGGTTCTCGATGAATGAGAGACGGTTGACGCCGGCAGAGTACACCCACAGCGGAGCATCGCGGTGATAGCTCACCACGGAACAAACGTCAGTCCCAACTCTCACGTCGCATTCGTGGCGTCCGTATGCCCAGACCATCTCTCCATTTGACCTCAAGAGTCGAGCTGCTCTGAGACCAATCCCTGAGTCGCCTCCGATGACTACTACATCACTCATCTTGTCTCCTCTTGCTTCAATGTGTAGAGCAGGAGCAAGAGATGGCCGATCATGTCAGCTGCTATCTCATCTGCTTGCTCTCCGGTCAGTTTCTGTCCTTCCCAGACCGCTGCATACAGCTTCCAGAACTTCCGGTTGAGGTCGCTGAACTGACCCTTACTGCCCAGGAACAGGAACGCAGGACCGCCTCGGTAGTCGCTCTGCTTGGACTGAAAGAATGCCAAGACCTCCGGTGCAATCTCCTCGTTGATGACACGGTATGCCTCACCAGCGTTGCTCATCTCATCTCCTCTCATCTCTCCAGCTCTGTACCTGCTCCGCGAGGTACAGACTAGCTTTCAGGAGCTTACTCGCTCCCGGCCTCCGTATCGCGTCTCCGGAGTGTCCGTTGATCTTTTGAATAGGCCATAGTCCAAGCGCTGCTGCCTCGTCAAACATCTCAGGGAGGTCATCTAGAACACCCACAACGCGCTCCGGCCCAACAATCTCCGCAAGCTGATGGTATTTGTCCTCTCCATAGATGAGTCCATCATACCCAATGTCATGACGTCGCAGCCACTCGCGAGTATCTGGGTCAATGTTGTCGAGCCGGAGGTATGGACGAGTCGTGCAGAGCCAGACCTCTGCCCCGGCGCTCCGCAGGTTCGCGACCAGCTCGCTCGCACCCTCATGAACCGGCATCCTCCGCTTCATCCCTCCTTGACGATAGGCAAGCTTGACCTCACGGTATATTGCTTTGGGCAGCCCAAGCCAGTCGCTGAACTCCTCATCATATGGGTACATCGCCCGTTCATCCAGCTCTCTGCCCGGAAGCCTCCAGGGTGGAGGACCAAGCCGCTGATCAACATGGGCCTCCGCAAACTCGTGGAAGTGACCGTGATGGTCCCCCAAGGTTCCATCGATGTCAAGCGCGACAACCGGCTTGACCGTTCCATGGCAGTTGCTACAAAGCAAGAGTCACCTCCGCGAGATAGTTGTATGCCTCCTGAAAGGAGTGATGCGTCAGGACATTCTTGTCCCACTTCCCGTATCTCCCGAGACGCATGAAACCTTCCTGATTGGAGTAGCAATCGCAATTGGTCCGGATGGGCTTATTGACTGAGACGACCCCTTGCAGTGGAGGCTTCGGAACTCCAACGCCCCACTCAGTCCCGCGCCAGCCCCAGAGATTGCTCTGACGGTACCAACTTCCTTCGTCTGTCCCGTTGTACACAATCTGTTCATTCTTCAACTCAGAGACGTTATCCGGAGCGACCCAAACACCTTGCTTGGGGAACTCGTGTATCCCACGATTGTAGCAGGTGATGTTGGCCGGGATGGTCGAGAGGACAATGTGATAGTCCCGAACAATCTCATCCACGATGGCAGGGCTCAGCTTGACATCAATGATGGACGGTTCCCACGCCCGCCAGAGTAGGTCATAGGCAGTGATAAGGTTCCAAGCTTCGTGTTCCTCTCCGTCTTTGAACTTGTTGAAGCTTGCGATTGATTCTGCATCCTCAGTTCCATACACCTTGCGTGCATAGGTCGCCGCATCGCCCATCATCCGGTATCGCACGATGCCCTCCGGACGTTTGGGCGAGAGGTACGGAATGGGAGAGTGAAGGTACATCGCTCCGCCAGTCTTGCTCTTGCTCTTGACTGATAAGACGTCAAGAGATAGACCATGGAGCCGAGCCGCATGCGCCGCGAGGAGCCCACTTGGGCCAGAGCCTAGCACCGCAACTCTCAGATTATCCTTCTTCATCTCTACTCCTTCACTTCTCTCAATAGCTGATGCATCAACGGACTGATACGGATGTCGCCGCCGCTCTGCTTCTGAACCATCCTTGCAAGCCATAGCTTATTGATGATAGCAGTCGTCTCCTCCCTCGTGAAGTTCATCATGTCCTCCATATCCTGCCTCCGGAAGCCTCCCGGAACAGAACGCAAGAACTTGCCTAGACCAGGACGAGTCTTGAGGTATTGCGTGATCTCGTCCATTGCAGATACGGCCATGCGACGGTCCTCCAGTAACTCCTGCGACCGCTGCGCGTATCCGAATGACTCGCGACTGTACAACCAATCCATGAAGGTCACGGCATCCCTCACGTGAGCGACTCTCACGACCACCTTGGAACCAGTCTTGTCAGTCGAGTATGTCCGGGCAGCAAGAGCGACCGCGATACGCGCGAGCTTGATACGTACATTCGCGCTCTGAATGAGCGGTGGGTCCTCAACATAACGGAGTCCCAACTTGACAGACTCATCGAATATGGCGCCCTCTGCCCCGGTCGTGAACGTGATGTCATCCGCCTTCCGAGACCACGCCCAGTAGACCAACGCCTGGCAGGCCTCCTTCGTGTAGCGGTGTGTAACATCCTCAGCGTACCTCCGGTTGATCGCCTCGCTCGGTACATCGTCCGCACTCACGCTCATTGCGAAGTCAAACCGAGCTACATCCTCTGGGTTCCCGATGAGCTCTGAGATGGCCTGGTGCGCATAGGTGTAATCGCGAAGCGCTCCGTGACGTGGGTTACTGAGCCATATGAGTCGCGTCCGGGCAGTCGTCTGCTCCTCTTGTATCTTGGTCAACTGAGCAACTCCGCTGGAGCGGATTGAGGACATCTGCGCAATCTGATCCGTTGTGAGTCCGGATACCTCATCCATCACGACGATGCGCCGGTCATTGAGAGGGATAGCGCCCCAAGTAATGGTCCACTCCCGGCCTGCCCCAAACTGCTGAAGCCCACCAACGATACCTGCGAAGCTCGCGGACTCACAACTGATGAGACGCCCCACAGAGTAGTGCTTGATGAGAGCTTCCGCAACTGCGCTCTTGCCAGTCCTGGTATCTCCAAGGACAAGCAGATCAAGCCATCCGCGAGGGACATCTGTGCCCGCAAACCGGAAGCTGAGCGCGGAGTGATACACGAGGTCCATCGCAATATGAAGCTCAGGACGACCAACGATGTGGGTCACATTACTCTCAAGGTCCTTGGCTATGTCGCCGCACTTCTTGAGAGGAGTCTGCCCCGGTCCGGGCTGGAAGATAGACAACAACTCACGCGTCTCCGCATCGAGCTTGAAAGCGTCAATGTCACTCTCGGTTGGGTCAACATCCCAACTCAAGAACTCCGCGCGCTGACTCTTGGGGTTCGGCAGTACTGTCCCGACCATCCGGAATGTCCGGTTGACCGACGTATCATGGCGACCAACGCTCAACACCTTCCGGTTCGTGTACTCACTGTCGTCGTCCTCGGTCATCTTCTCAATGGATGGCCGAGCAAACAACTCCTCGACGTTCCTGGACTCAGATACTTTGGCCGAGAGCTTGTTACATTTGACGGCTCCTGCTACCCTGCGGAACACATCAACCAGCGCTTTGTTGTTCGTGTCGATCATCTCAAGGATGATAGGGTCTGATGGTTCAACCTCTGCTTCATGCTCTCCTCCACGAGCGAGCATCGGGCAGATGGCGCACTTCTGTCCCGCATCCATTGAGCAATTGAACTCAAGCTTGGCTGGAACTTGGTATGGTGGGTTCCGCTTCCCAGTGATCGTTGCGACAATCTCCAACGGCTTCCCGGAGAGCTTCGCATCAAAGCTGTCCAGCACTGATACACTAGCTTGCTCACCCTGGCTTGCTGACTTCTTGGTAGCTCCGTATTGCTTCGCCTCTCTCAGAAGTCCGCTCAGCTCCTCCTGCCCCATCTCATCCCGTATCACATAGTCCGTGAGGTCATCGCCGTGCTCTGGCTTCTTGTCAAATGGGAGAGCCGCGAGCCGGACCTCTCTTGCAAACTTGGAGATATTATGAGCCGCGCGTCTCGCGCCGGCATCACCCGTCTCATCCGCATCATACATGATCGTAACGCGCTTGTCCTCAAAGAGCGGATTGAACTCTTGAGTCCAGTTCGCCGCGCCTCCGGTTGATGTGACCGCAGGGAAGCCCATCTGGTTTGCGAGGATGCAATCCCATTCGCCCTCGCAGAGCAAGATGTCATCCGCTTCAGCCAAGACACCCTCTGGGAACAAGCGACGCTTGCCCATCCCCTTGATGTTCCAATACTGGCTCCGTTTGCTGCTCGTCGCCGGTCTGTATCGCCGGACGTTGTACAAGCTTTGGTCCATCGCTCGGATGGGGATGGTGAATGCCTTCTGCGTCCGGTCCCATCCGATACTGAACCGCTTGATGGTCTTGAGGCTCAAACCTCGCTCCTTCGCGAGGTAGGCGAGCGCGTCAGGGTTCCCCAGGAGAGCTTCGTGCCAGCCGGATACGGATGCATCTGATACGTGGCCCGTACTCCCACCTCCGCGCCTCCGGGTCCGCTCACTGTCTAGGTCTACCGGCTCATCAACAAATCCGCCTCGTGTGGCCTCGCCTACGCTCTCTGCTTCGTCCGCAAACTTCTGCGCTAGCTCTTGGATTGTCCCTCCCTGACAGCCAGCGAAGCAGTGCCAGACTCCTTTCTCAAAGTTGAATGAAGCTGATCGTTTGGAGTCCTCGTGTAGTGGGCAATAGGCTTCCCATTCTCCATCTTCCGTTGGTCCCTCTCCGATAAGGAACGGCTTCAGTTGCTTCGGTACTGCCGCCATACGTCGCCCTCCGGAGCTATCAGTTGCCTGTCAGCCCTCTGACAGTCAGGACCTCCGGCCTACGGAGCGATGAGTACAGAAGCTTGCGAGCTTCCTCATACATTCTCACATTGCCCATAGGTTCCTTCGCTTCGGAGTAGACATACAAGTCATCATTGAGCTCATTAGACTGACGGAACTGCCACTCAATGATAGCTCCGCCTCGGTCCATGTCTACAATCTTGTGTCCCTGTATCATGAGCCATGAAGCCAAGGCGATGTCATCGGTAGCAAAGAGGTTGTCATTCATTCTATCTCCAGTCCTGGTCTAGGGGAGGATGGGAGGAGCCACTGGCTCCTCCCTCCCAGCTCGGGAGACGTGTTCTACATCACGGCTGCCGAGCTGTAAGTTGATCAGAACGGGAGGTCATCATCATCAAGCTCATCGACTTCGTTGAGGCCAAGCTCCTCCTTGACCAGTTCACGAACCTCTGCGACCTTCATGCCCTTCTTGACCGTGAACCCTTCCTCCTTGACGAGCGCCTTGAGGTCTGCAGCGGGCATCCCATCGATGTCTTCTGCCGTGTAGTCGGCTTCCGCCTCCTCCTCGGCTTCCTCGTCATCCTCAATGAGCTCCTCGTCATCCATAGCGGACTCGATGTCATCGTTGAGCTCTTCCACAGCTTCGTCCACAAGGAGATAGGTGCCGCCAATCTTCGCACGGTAGTCGCCCTGCAGGTCCTTGCCGGCAGCCACGCGAACCTTGACCTTGGCCGCTTTGCCGTCGTGAGTAGCGCCCTTCATGTCAGTGACCTTGCCGGCAATCCGGGTGAGGTCTAGCTGGCCCTTCTCCTTCTGCTTGGTAGCGATACCGAATGACTGGAGGAACATGTCCAACTTCCATTCGGCTGCGTCACTGAAGGACACATAGTCCCAGATGCGACTGTACTGGGCCGCAGGCTTGCTCCCATCGCTCTCGGCCACGATGGAGTAGATGCACTCGACGCGTGGACGAGTCTTGTCTGGCTTCCCGTCGTTGTCCTTGGAGTAGCCCAGGTTGGCTTCGGTGAGCTCTGCAATGTACACGCCCTTTGGAGCCTGAACAAACTCGCCTCCACCGGACGCATTGCCATCGTGATCCGCACCTGAAACGTCATACTTGATGTTGACAGCCACTTCAATCTCCTCTAGTATCAGACGTCATCCCATGCGACGTCAGTCTTGGTAGCGGTCGCCTTCTTGACGGTCCGCTTTGTTGCCTTCTTGACGGTCCGCTTGACGTTGTCCTTAGCCTTCTGGATGGCCTCCTCAATCTTGTCCAGGGTAGGGTCTATGAGCTTGCCCCCAAAGGCATCGAACTGATCCTTGCCGTACCACTTCCCTGCCCGGTCGGTGAGGAGCACGCGAGTAGTTCCGTGCTTCTCGCTCTCGTGAACTTTGAGATACCCAATCAGGTTCATGTACCCAGAAATCTTCTCAGGCATCTGCTTGCCTTGGATGTACGGCATCATCAACATATCGCCCTCATCATCCTCACTCTGAAACGGATGGGCGGTGATCATGATGTTCATATCAAGGGCACATACGTGCCGGACCCACTTTGCGAGTCTGTGCATGTTGATGCCATACTCTCCTTTGTCCGGTCCGAACTCCGCGCGCTCTGGTCCCTTCCGAGCGACCGTATCCGCAAACACATCATCCAATCCAGAGTCCTGCCAGAGGGAGATGGAGTCAAGCACAGTCCAACGGTATGCCTTCTCGCCTTCATGCTTCAGGTACTCATAGGCTTCCTCCATCTCTGCCCAACTATCAATGACCCATTCCTCTGCGGCAGAGGAGATGACCGCGAGCGAGTCGGTGTGATCCATCGGCGGTCGGATGATGAGAGTTGGCCAAGAGGATGATCCTGCGAGTCTAGTCTTGCCGGTCCCTGGGGCGCCATAGGTCATGAACTTGATGTTTGATCCCATGCCCACCCTTCTGATTTGACTTGGCTTACTCACGCTCAGACTCCTCCTGGTACGTTGCGGTCATATGGGGCCGCATAAGGGTCCCACTTCACCATGGTCAACTTCATCATCTCCTCCCAGTCGGCTCCCGTCTCGTGAAGTTCACAGACATCGTAGAATGCGCAGTCCCAAGAGCAGTCTCTTGTTGGGTGTTTGTAGATGGGTAGCTTGCCCTTCTCTGCCTCGCTCATCTCCCACGCCTGAGCGCGGATGCGGTACAGAAGCTGCTGCCGATCATACTCGTCTCGGTACACCGTCTCACGCTCAAAGTATTCAGGCGGCTGACTCTTGGATACTTCTCCAAGTTGGTCCGGGTCCTTCCCTTTGGACTCCAAGACCTCGCGCAGCTCACCAACTTTGAGCTTCTTAGCGGCTGCAGGAGAGAGTCCGGCGTGCTTCTCTGCCGCCTCCGCTAGCGCAGCCTTTGACGGCTTGTTGAGGTAGTGGCCGCGAGGGTTCTTGGGCCGGGTGTCGCGTATCGCCTTGCGGAGGAAGTTGTACAGGATGAAGTCAATCTGCTCTCCCTTCTTGAGGATGCCTTGGTCCTGGAGCCAAGAACCGGCCAGCGCATGATACGTCCCAGCCTGCTCGTCCAGCGGCAAGTGTCGAGTCGTGATAGATGCGGCGGTTTTGTGCTCAAACAGACCCACCTTCCCAGTCTCAAGATTGCGAATGATCGCATCGAATGTCCCGACTGGGCTCACAAGGTAGCGCTTCCCGTTCCTGGTATTGAGGTCCTGGCGGAAGGATTGTTCAGGCGCAATCGCCTCAATGTGACCGTCGCCGCCATAGTAGTCTGCGTAATGCTCAAGCATGTCAATGCCTAGCTCTCGCGCCTCGTGCCAGGTGCCATCCTCATCGCGGAAGCCATACTTGGACGCCAGCTTCATCTCCTCATCATAGAGATGGACAAATGTCTCTGCCGGGTCCGGTCCTCGTTTCTTGCCAGGCTTGTAGTAGGCAGCCAGCGCCTCATGGACAAGAGTCCCGAACCGAAGCGCCGGTGCTGCTGTCTTCGGTGTCCACCCGTCAAGCCAGCCCCACTGCCACTTCTGCCGGCACCGGAGATAGCTCACCCTCTCGCTGTTCCGGAGGAGCGTCCTCCCGTCATCCGTCTGTCTCATCCCTACTCTCCGTCTCGGTCTGTTCTGCGGTCGGACTCACGAACCTAGCGCACGACCGCTTCAGTCGCTCGTCTCTGGTCGGTCGTGCGCCACTCCATGGCCAGAGTGCTACACGAGAGCCTCGCAAGGCATCAGCCCTGCACGTCCTCCCAGACCAGCTCATCCTCATCCTTAGATGGGCTCTCATCCCACTCAACCTCCTCGTCAGACACGCGCGCTGCAACTATCTCTTGGCAGATGATGAGAGGACAGCAAGCTCCTGTACAGAACCTGACGCGCCCATCCCTCCCTGCCGGGTAGCGGAGCCTGGTGCTCCCGTAGTGCCAGTGCGCTCCGACGCACCGGACTCCGCAGGCTGCACACTTCTCATTCTTCGGTAGTTCAACCATCTCAACATTCAACGTATCTCCTTCTCATCTTGTCATCTTTCTCGCGTACGTCGCTCGTCCGCGCGAGCCACCCTAGCCTCATTTGTCTCCCGTACGGGTAACGTAAGGTTACGCAAGCTAGAGAGTTTCTGCATAGAGTGGGGGAGAGCTTCCCGGCCGCTTCGTACGCGAGGACGTAGCGCGCTCCCGACCTGGGTCACGACTCTCCCTTCATGATCCCAAGGAGCTTGCGACGGTCGTCCATGATACTCCGGTCCATGTTGCCCTTCTCATCGACCAGGTTCATGATGTACTCCTCAACCGTGTCCTTGGAGCGGAGGTAGTACACGGTCACCTGGTGGATACGGGACACGCGGTGCACGCGGTCCTCGGCTTGCGTCATGACGTCCGGAGCCCACCACTCATCTAGCATCAGGACCGTGTCCGCTCGGTCAAGTGTAATCGCGACTCCTCCTGCCTTGACGTTCATCACAAGAACTCGCGGACCTCCATCACTCTGGAAGGACTCCTGCGCTGACTTCCGGGCAGCGCCCTTGACCTTGCCTGTTATGCTCAGAGTCTCAATGCCCTTCGCGTTGAGCTCCCGGACGACCATCTCCACGACCTCCGTGAACTGGCTGAAGATGACCACCTGGCTCTCGCCTTCCTCGGTATCCGCGTTGCCAGTGATCCCGCGCTCGGAGAGGAGCTCAAGGACCTGTTCAAGCTTGTTGGACTCGCCGGTGGGATGTAGCTTTCCAGACTCACCCATCTCCCAGGCAGCGAGCGCGAACTGCTTCAACCTCGTGAACTCCGCGAGGACTCCGTTGGCCGTGATGCTCTCAGCTTCGCTCAGCTTCGCCATCGCGTCCTTCTCCATCTCCCGATACTGCCGCGCCTGCTTCCCTGAGAGCGGCAGCCAGAGGTCAACGTACTGCTTGGGAGGAAGCTCTTTGTACACTTCGCCCTTCGTTCGGCGCAGGACATACGGCGTCAGCGCTCGGTCAAAGGCTTCGCGTCGGTTCTCCTTGACGTCGCCAATCTCCGTCCCAAAGCCATTGTCGTACAACTCCAGCCACTCGCGTGCCCAAGCCCACTTGCTGTTGTATACCTCAGGACGAAGCCAGTGGAGGATACCCCAGAGCTGGATAGGCTTCCCGGCCATCGGCGTTCCAGAGAGCGCTATACGCAATCCTCCGTTGACGACCTTGAGTTTGGCCATCGCAGTCGCCGTTCGACTTCTGGGGTTCCGCAGCCCTTCCACGTGACACTCATCGATGGTCACACTGTTCCACTCGACCTCATGGAGTACTGGATATCCTTGCCGCACGGAAGCTGGGTTGATCACAAGCCACCCAGAAAGTCCGGCATCAACAACCTCCTCCTTGAAGGCAGCGAGCGCCTTGAGCCGATGAGCCTTCCCTTCGGGCAGGATGTACACCGGCTCATCTTGCCACTTCGTGAGCTCCGTCTCCCACACAACGTCGAGCGAGGTCTTGGGAGCGATGATTAGGTTGGGTCCGTTGCTGAGTCCTGCTTCATGGATGGCTCCAATAGCCTCCAAGGTCTTGCCCAGCCCTGGCTCGTCCGCGCAAAGCCCACCGTTGGCGAGGAAGGCAACGCCTGCTCGCTGGTACGGGTGCAACGCCTCAGCCAAGCGAGGAGCCATCTCCGGGAGCTTCGTCAGGTCTGCGTCTTCTGCCCCAGCAAGCTCCGTCATCTCTCGTGAGCGGTTGACCTCGCGCCACGCCCAGGCCTTGAGTTCTCCTCCGATTGACAGCGCTGGCCCGAATGTTTCACGAAGTGCGTAGCAGGACTCCAACGTCAGCGGAACAGTCCAGAACGGTCCGCCATCTTCACGGCCAACAAATCTTCGCCCATTGATCCCTTTTGCGGCCGCCACGAAGGCTGCATCGTATCCAAAGTCAACGCGGATGAGAGTTGAGCGTTTCACACGCTCAACCTCCGCTATTACCTTGGTAGCCATCTCATCTCCTCGCGTCTCGTCTCGGTCCTCCGAAGTCTAGCGGAGCAGGCCCTCAGGCCTGCCCCTTCTTGGCTAGTCCGGTCTTGCGGTCGAAGCCGCGAACCTCCAGGGTCCGGCCGACCTCCTGGTGGAGCTTGATCAGGATATATCCGTAGCGGTCCTGGCGGTCCTGCTTCAGGTACTCGCTCATCACCCGTCCGTACTCTGCCGTAACTCCAGTTCCCTTCGCGTCGCTGGCCGCGTCAAGCAGGATGCTCTCGGTAGCCTCCAGCGTGTCCAGGCCCTTCGCCTTCTTGGCCTGCTTCCCGATGAGCTCCGCGACGGAGGAAGCAACGGCGGTCCGCGCTTCGTTCATCGTGTACCCAGGGATCAAGGTCCGACCTCCGCGCCTGGTCGCCTGGGCCTTGGTCGCCTTCGGCTCATCATCATTGAGCAGGCCCTCCTCCTCGCAGACTGGGCAGTCAGCATTCGGCTTCTGGTCGTGGCCTTCGTCGCTGTGGCCATTCTCATACTCCGCATACGCAAAGTCGGTCAACTCTGCGACCAGTTCGGCCTTCTTGAGTCCTGCTGGATTGATCGGATATCCCGTCCGGCAGAGCTTCCGAAGGTCGGCAACGGTCATCGCGTCAAACTCAGCGGCAAGCTCGGTCAAGTTCTTCATCTTTGTTCCTTCTCATCTCAGTCTAGTCTCGGTCGGTCGGTGGTCAGTTGGCTTCGGCTTCGGCTTC